TCACCCAGCTTGAGCGGCGCCATGGGAACGACACGCGAAGGATCGGCAGGACAAGGAATGCACCGCTACAAACTCAGCAATGGGATGGAAGCGGTCTGCATGGGTAACAACCGCTGGTACATTTTCGACAACAAGGGTCAGGATCCTTGGGACGCCGGGGATACCGGCATCGACTTCAAGACCCTGCGGGAATGCAGGTCGTGGGCAAAGAAGAACCCACCCAAATAGGCCGAAACGCGGGGCATTCCCCCGCGTCCATCCGTGATGCGGATGCTGACGAGGCCGTCAGAGACAGAGAAAGGACTGCCGATGAGAAAGAAATACATGAAGCTGAACACGTCATGGGCCAAGGGTGAGGCCAGGTTGTCAGATACCGACCTGAAGCACCTTTGGACCGTGGCGGCCCATGGCACTCACGCCGATGTCATCAAGTTCCTCGATGGCATCGCAACGGAATGTTTACAGATCAGCGCCAAACTGAAGACCATCTACGAGAAGGCTGAACCCAAATGAGTTACCCAGACGAAACCCACGGTGATGAGCCGTACCCCGACGAACGCCCGGTCTCGACCCGGGTCAAAGTCTCGGCCGTCCGCCACGATCGAATGGCCAGGTTCCTGAAGTTGTGCAAGAAACGGCACATCTACGTGGACATCAACCGCGGCGCCACGCCCCATGAGAAGTACACCATCTGCCGGATCGCCACGATCAACGGGATCGTCGCCAGCCGCCTGAAGGGCATGTACCGGGATCTTAACTTCGCGGATGCCGGTTGATGGACAGCGCAGAACTCATATCCCTCGGGTCTGCCATGTTCGGCCGTCGCTGGCGGGTAGACCTTGGTCGGCACCTCGGGGTTTCCCGCGTTGCCGTCCACAAGTGGGTCCACAAGGGAGTGGTCCCCGACACCCGGGCAGACGAAGTCCGCGCCCTGTTTGCCCAGCGGCTGAAGCTGATGCAGACCGTGGCCCAGGAAAACCACATCGTCCTGTAAGACAAAGAAAAACCCCGGCTCATCACCGGGGTTTCCAATTTATTGAGCCTGATAATTTACCGCATATCATCGTCAAGCGCGGCCAGGCAGTTCTCTGGGGTATCCAAGCCGACGATGATTGGGGTTCCCGACCCAAGCCATGACCCGGCAATGTGGAACGAATAGTATTCGTAGGCATCGTCTTCGGTCATCCCGTCCCGTTCCATCAGGATCTTGATGATCTTTTCCTGGTCGTACACCAGCAACCCACCGTTGCTGGCGCCGTCAGTCAGGCCAATGATCGCTTCATCGAACCCGTCCATCTTCAGCCAGCCGTCTTCGCCCATGGGCTTAACCTTCACGCTGCCACCTCGATCCCAAGGGTCTTGGCCAGCGCGTGTTCGGCTTCAATGTGCCGGATAATCAGCCGGTCGAACTCGGCGAACATGACCGCGAGGTCTTCGCCCCCGACATTGATTTCAGCGTTGGGCTTTCCATAGATGTTGGCCCGAAGGAACATGCTGTAGTTCCCCGATGTCAACTTCATGCGCTTGTCCCAGAACGTCAGGGTCGTGAACCCATCGAACTTGGCGTCCAAAAGACGCTGCGTGCAAGCTGCCAGTCTATCCGAGATTTCTTGCGTGTTCATGTGTCAGTCTCCGTGCCGCTCAATGCGGCTGCGTTGATAACTATGCCGTTGTGCCAATCGTGTCAACACGGGTATCATCAACACAACCATAATTAGGTTGATGAAATGGTATCGAAGTTTGCTAAGACGGCTAGGACGCCAGAAAAAGACAAGAAATTCCTCGACCTGATAGCCAAGGGATCGACGGTCTGCGATGCGTGTGCGGCAGTGGGATATTCTTACAACAGTGCGTACTTGTACCGTAAGGCAGATCCCGCATTTGACGCGGCATGGGATGATGCCAATGAGGCAGCGACCCAGAGGATGGAACGTGAGGCAGACCGGCGCGCGATCGAGGGGTACGACAAGCCCGTGTACCACAACGGCGTCGAGGTCGGGTCTGAGCGCAAGTTTTCCGACACCCTGTTGATCTTCCGCCTGAAGGCCAAGCGCCCCGACGTGTACCGGGAAAGGGCAGAGGTTTCAGTCACCGTGGTTGACAAGATTGCCAACCGTATCAAAGCGGCCAGGACGCGCGAAAAGAAATGAAGCGGCAGAAGAAGGTTGACCCGGAACAAGAACTTGTCGAGTTCATCGCCGACTGTTCCAACGACCCTTTGCTGTTCGTAAACCGCGCTTTCCCTTGGGGTGAGCCAAACACAGAACTGTCTACCCAGACCGGCCCTGATGACTGGCAGATTGGCATCCTCACCCAGATCCGGGACGGCCTGCTGACCTTGGACAAAGCCATTCAGGTTGCAGTGGCGTCCGGCCACGGCGTAGGGAAATCCGCCCTTGTGTCGTGGCTGGTCCTTTGGGCCATGTCCACATACGAGGATACTAAGGGGGTGGTGACCGCCAACACCGAGGTTCAGCTTCGGACCAAAACCTGGCCGGAACTGGCCAAGTGGCACCGGTTGTTCATCGCCAAACACTGGTTCGTCTTCACCGCTACGTCGCTGTATTCTGCGGATCCCAACCATGAGAAGACATGGCGGGTCGATGCCATTGCCTGGTCCGAGCGCAACACCGAGGCCTTCGCCGGTCTCCACAATCAAGGCAAGCGCATCATCGTCATCTTTGACGAGGCAAGCGCCATTCCCGACATCATCTTCGAAACCACCGAAGGTGCCCTGACCGACAGCGACACCCAGATCATATGGGCCATCTTCGGCAACCCGACCCGAAACACCGGGCGTTTCCGCGAATCATTTGGCCGGTTCAAGCATCGGTGGATAACCCATCAGATCGACAGCCGAACGGCCAAACTGACGAACAAGGCCCAGATTGACCAGTGGATCAAAGACTACGGCGAGGACAGCGACTTCGTCCGCATCCGCGTCCGAGGGGTCTTTCCCCGATCGGGCAACAGCCAGTTCATTCCCGGCGACATTGTGGAAATGGCCATGGCCCCGGGCCGCGAGGAAGAAGTCCAGACCACATGGATGGACCCGCTTGTCCTCGGGGTGGACTGCGCCCGGTTCGGCGATGACCAGACCGTGCTTTGCCCCCGTCGAGGCCGGGACGCCAGGTCGATCCCGTGGCGCAAGTTCCGCGGCAAGGACACAATGCAGATTGCCGCCCTGATCGCAGAGATGCACAACGCCATGCACTTTGACGCCATCTTCATTGACGAGGGCGGTCTGGGTGCTGGCGTGGTCGATCGCTGCCGGATGCTGCGCCTCCCGATCGTGCCGGTCCAGTTCGGCACCAGCCCTGACCTTGCCTTGGACACATCCGAAGGCGCCGTTGCTTATGTGAACAAGGGCGCTGAGATGTGGGGCCGGATGCGGGATTGGCTCAAAGGCGGCCTGCTGCCGAAGGACGTGGATCTTGAACAGGCCCTGACCGGCCGCGAGTACGGCTATGTGATGCGAGACGGCCGCGACGTGATCCAGTTGGAAAAGAAGTCCGACATGAAGAAGCGCGGCTTGGCCTCACCCGACGAGGCCGATGCCTTGTGCCTCACGTTCGCCTATCCGGTCCAGCCGTCCGACCATCGCAACAATCTCGGCAAGGGGCAACAGGGCAGGCATCAGGTTGAGTACAATCCGCTGGCCTCGGCTTACAATCAGGCCCAAGCGCCGGTATCTGGCGCCCGTCCGCCTCGTGCATTCATGCCTCATTCCAACCGCTAATTTTCTTTAATCGCACCAAAACCCGTGTTACGCGCACTGCAATCAGGAGTTCCGCGCATGGGTTCATTGTTAAAACCGAAGATCGACAAGGCGCCAGGGCTGCCGCCGATGGCCAACCCCCCGGTCTTCGCCAACGCTTATTCCCAGATTGCTGGCGGCAAGACCCCAAAGAAAGGTGAGTTCGGCGGGACGGTGAAGAATGAAGGCGGTATGGCCGGTCTGGCCACGCCTGCGCCTCTCGCAACCCCTAGCCTCCTCGGGTAACACATGGCCCGGAAGCCCGCTGCCCCCAAGGTCGCCAGCCGCGAAGAAGGCTATGCGGCTTACGAGAACGCAAGTGCAGCAACCCTTGCGAAGCAGGGCAATGGCAAACCGCGCAATGAATTGAACGTAGACCCGGGTTGGGCCGTGATGCGCCAGCATCTGGAAGCCCGGCTCAACATGCTTCGGGCATGGCGCTTCTCATGGGCGCAGCACTGGCAGTTGCTCGAAACCTACATCCTTCCCCGGCGCGGCATCTTCATCAACACGGCGATGCCTACGCCGAACACCATGATCCGTGGTCTGCCGGTCAACCAGAACATCGTGGACCCGACTGGCACGCAGGCAATGCGGATTTGCGCGGCTGGCCTGATGTCCGGCCTGATGTCCCCGGGCCGACCATGGAAGAAGCTGAAGACCTCGACCACCGAGGTCACACAGATGGACGAGGACGCGCAGGTCTGGCTGGAACAGGTCAACGAGCGCATGGACACCATCATGGCGCGGTCCAATTTCTACGACATCGCGTCCCAGATGTTCGAAGACCTGACCGTGTTCGGGTCCGGCCCGATGATCATCTACGAGGATGACGAGGACGTTATCCGCTGTTACGCCCCGTGCCCCGGCGAATATTTCCTCGCGTCGAGTTCGGCCAACCGGGTCGAATCAATGTACCGCCAGTTCGTCATGACCGTGGCGCAGATCGTGGAGATGTTCGGCATCGAGAACTGCCCGGCCGACATCGTTGGCTTGTGGCGCACCAAGGGCGCCAGCCTTGAGGTCGAACGCCTGGTCGCCCACGCAATCGAGCCAAACTTCGA